CTCTTATGTCCATTAATCAGTAAATCTGAATGCACGATATTCAACAGGGTCTTGTCATTGCATTGACACAACGGAATGGAGAATTTTAGGATTTCGTCCTCTTGCAAACGCCTTTGGTAGTGCTTAACCACACCATAGCTTTCGTTGTCCGTCTTCCAGCATTTGTAGCCTTTACCTTCTAGAAATTTCATCTTTAAATCCTCACGTTCTTGCGGAAGTGCTTTGATTTGTCCTTATTTTACACAGAATCCTTATGAGTGCAAGGGTTTATCTCCACCCTTCTTCGCGTAAACAATACCACCATCTTTCATTTCTCAGCCTCCAGAATTTGAATACGTTCAGAGAGTTGCGCAATCTTCTCATCTTGTTCAATATTACCTATGCCCGTAATAATAAGGCCAATACCCAGTAGCGCTATTGAGAGTTTGTTCATTTCTCTATTCCTCGACTTTCCCAATATAAGTAGGGCGAATATAGTAACTTGGTGTACTACTCTTACCCATATACCTATCAAAACATTCTTGATAAGCATCACGTGCTTCCTGTTCTGTGTCGTAATCAGTATCCCAACAAGCACTACCCCATCCAGATTCGGATTCATAGTAGTTTACACGGTATTTAATTTTCATCTATTCCTCCAAAAGCATCAATTGTTTGGCATACTTTACAATGCGTTTTGTGTCGTTGTCAACACCTATTTTTACTAATTTTCAGGATTTTCTCGATAAAGTCGTCAAAACCTTCACACCGCTCTGAGGGTTTCTGGGTATTTGTGGTCCACTTACGTGTGGATGGGAAATAATACAGGTCGTCAATAAACCACATCCCCGGCTTTCTTAGTTCAGCGTGACCAAACCCCTTATCAACTAACTCCTTCGCAAAAAGGATATCGTTCTTACCTGCCAACTTGTAAGCATTCTTGTGATGTCCGTGTGATTCCGCCAATACCTCCCTGTAAATCCTATCCTCTTCGACTCTACCAAGACCAACCCTTACAATATCATTTGCTGTAATAATCATATATCCCTCTACGCCAAAATGTGATTCTTGTACACTGTCCCGTCTTGTTTGAAGCTTACAGTCACAGGAATCATTGTGTCAATACCAAACCTTGCACGGAAACAATCTCCCATCGTCTGAATGAGAAGTTCTTCATATTTTTCTGCCACTACGAAGCTATCATGCACGGGGAGGATAGGAATTTCTTTCTCTACAAATACAGAAAGGATATCTGCTGCCAGATTGCTGTCATCATTCTGTAGACGACGCCCGTAGCTATCCCCGTTACAGAACAATTCCACAAAATCGGGGTAGCTATTGCAGATAGCATCAAACACACCACTCGCACGACCAAGTGTATAAATCAGTTTTTCTTCGTCTGGTAGTTTATTTATCTCGCTCTGAATGGCTTTGATAGCATCTTTGTCGTCACAAGAGTTGAACATAATGTTTACAGCGAGCTTGACAATTTCACGATCAACGTAGTTCTCTGGATCATCCACAATTCCAGAATAAACATCAGCCGGTAGCTCGTGCATATCCAATCCTTCTTTGGCTGCTGCTATGCGAAAATGAAGGTTACGAAAATCTACCTCTGTCACTGCCTCACCATTGATTGTCACACCAAACCGCTCTTGATTTTTCTTATGCTTGAGACGAAGGATGTCAGCTTTGTAAAACCTACCCCCATACTCAAAACTCTCGTTGAACACTCGGCAATAAATGTTGGTCAAAATATTACAATTCTGGTCACGAATATCTGATTGTTCATTAATTGTGTTCAGTTTGCGGATAAGTGTTTCCATTTCTTGCGTCATCTCTGTACTCCTAAACGGGATAGGCTTCTTTTTGGGGTTGCGCAGCTCAACAACCGAACACGTATCTAGATAAAATTCTTCATATGTCGGGTGCATGGCTTGTACGTCAAAAAAGGAAAAGAATTTCTCTGTGGGGAGGATGTAGCTCACACGCCTTTTATCTGGGTCGGGGTGAGCCTGCCCCTTAACGTTGCTAATGTACCCTTTCTCAACCAGAAAATCAATTGCTTTTATCACCCTTCTGGGGTTAATCTTTTTCTTTGCACTGCTACTAGCAGATGTGTTACGGGAATAGACAAGCAACTGACCCTTACGAGCACAAGCCAATAGGTTAGCAAAGATGACATTTAGTGTTCGTATATCCGAATACCCAATACCTCTTGTCTTAGCTATGATGTCTACCCTGACCTTAAGATCATAAGTCAACAACCTTGTATTAACCACCCTGTACTCTAAGTATTCTTCCTCCTCTGTATCCATCCTCCTCTCCTCTCTATCATATAACGCACTAAAAACAGCTCCAACCCACATGGCACTAAGGCTGTAGGCCGATTTGATGAAAAATATTAGCTTTATAGGCTAATTTCTACCACTATTCTCCACCTTCGTCTCCCAAATGTCAACAGCATCAACAGAGAATATTCTCTATCAATCTCCTCCCTTCGATTAGAATTTACAATTAGCCATCTCAAGAATCTGTTGTAGAATAGCTGCACATGAACAAATGCAAGAGAGCTTGCGAGGAGAGAAAAGATGCACAAGGTTGTCTATAATGCTGGCTACGGTGGTTTTGGCCTTAGTGTGAAAGCTACTGAACTGTATGCGGAACGTAAAGGTATCAAGCTCTTTAGAGGAGAGAAAAGATTTGGTAGCTACAGCTATTATACAGACGAATCCCTGAGCGATGAGAGTTTTTACTATCCGACTTATGTGCGTCATGATCCAGACTTAGTGGCTGTTGTTGAGGAGCTTGGATTGGAAGAGGCCAGCGGTATGTATGCAAAACTTCGAGTGTACCAACTCAGCGGAAATCGGTATATGATTGAGGAGTACGATGGGTTTGAGGCTGTAACAGAGGATTGGGCTGATCATTGGACGTACATAAAATGAAACAACGTAACATTGTAGCTAAGCATCTACGCACATTCCACAAACCTTCTGTGGAGGTTGACAAGAAGAAGGAAATGCGTAAGAATGGTGGCAAGCAAGATAAATACTGGGAGGAAGAAGAATGAGTCTTAAATACAAAGTGGGTGATCGTGTAAGAATCGTTGAAGGTGGGTGGGGTATTTCTGACAGCGACGTAGAGTCTTTGAGTGGGGAGGTCTTTGAGGTTATTAGCTATCTATCAGACGGATACTTTGGTGAAGACGGCTATCTTCTTAAACCAAGCCTCTTAGCTCGTCTTGACTATACTCCAGGAGATGATGGTTTTATTGGTAGGGAGGCTTTGCAACTTGTAGAAGACCTTCAAACATCAAACGAAACAGCCTATATTGCAGGGAAAGGGCAGGCTGTAAGCGACGATAACGCTAAAGAGATACGAACACCAGCCTTGGAGGACAACGCCCCGCAAACAGCCATGCAGAGCGCTGTAGAGGGTTCCTTTGCATCTGTCTATAGTAGTGTTAGTGTTTTCCGTAAGGGCAGCATTAAAGAAGGAGATAGTGTGTTCTACTCCGAAGGCACTACGAAGATTACTATTGACGAAGACGGTGGTGAGTTTCTAGTCTTCCAACAGGATTATAGTGGGGAGATTCAGGAAATACGCCTTGACTTCGAGGAAGTGGACGCTGTGTTCTCAGCAGCTAAGAAATTAATGTTGCAATACAACCATGCAGGTTAAGGAGCAGAAATGAGTATTCAAAAGAAATTCAGTGTTGGTGACAAAGTGAAGTGGAATGATGCTGGTTATTGGCGCACGTTCTTCGAGGACGAGGTGGGTTTGGAAGATGTCTTAACTGTATTGGGGTATGAAGACCACCCCACTCTCGTTAAACTTCAAAATGATAGTGGATTTGTCCTCCACGCCTTTGATTGGCGATTCACTCTCGTAGAAAGTGCTCAGGAATTAATTGAGAAGCCTGCTGAAACCCCCTCTAACCAAGGGAAAACATGCTCTCAAAACTGCGTAAGCTGTAAAGACAAGGAAACACCAGTCTTGGAAGAGAATGATGAAAACGCATGGTTTAAACGTGGTGAACTCCCGCCTGTTGGGACGGTGTGCGAGTGTCAGAACAACTCGATGCAGTGGCTGAAAGGCACGATTGTATGCGTTGGGGAGGATAAGGGAACTACGCTAGCCATTATGCAGACACCCGCTGAAATACTATACGGCGAGGCCGGTGAGTTCCGCCCCATCAAGTCCCCTGAACAGATTGCAGAGGAAGAGCGAGAGGCTTATTGTGACCGTATCTATTCTGTACTTTGTAAGGCAGAGCGTAAAAACAACCGGAGCGATATGGCTGAGTCTCTATACGACGCAGGTCTTCGCTTTGTAGAGAAAGGGGAGTAAAATGGAAATCGACATCAACCAGTATTTGAGTGAAGAGGATAAGAAGAATATTGCTGAGGAAGAGTACCGTTCAGCAATACGGCAACTTGTGCAGGTGGACAAGGAGCGCATTCTTTCAAACTGTGCTTACACGGTGGTTCAGAAGTTAGTGGATGAGGCGTTTAACGAAGACCTGAACACGATTCTTGTTGAAAAGGTGAAAGACATCATTAACAATCTGTCGTCATATTCTGTCTTTAAGCGCAAGGATGCTTGGGATAAGGATGAGTCTAAAGGGCAGAAGTATCTTGACAATGCAGTGGAGGACAACAAGCACCTTATAGAAGAGAAGGTGCAAGACATTATTGCAGAGTTGGACGTAAAGGACTTCCACTATAGGCTTGAAGAGTTGATGTACTCAGTAGTTGAAAATCGCCTCCTTGGTAGGAGTTTTACAGGAGAAGACAAATGAAAGAGCTTAACATTTATAGCACAGTTGTAGGTGATCTTCCTAAAATGGTATCGAAAAAGGAAGCTAAAACTTTTATCCCGTACTCGGATGTGTTAGAGTTAAAACAGAAGCTTTGTGAGATTTATTCTGATGCAATTCATACCCAATATCAAAATAAATGCTATGCTGACTTCTTGCTCCGTAAGGTAGGGCTTAAAAATGAATGACGATATGCAACAATGGCTTCCTGTAGCAGAGCACCTACAGAATATTTCTCTATCTGGCCTTCTGACATTCCGTACAATCCTCGACACTGAGATTGCATTGCGACAAGAAAGCTTCTACAACGGAGATGAGCAACAAAATACCGAAAATTCGTTGACTTGCGGTGAAAATGGGGATTATAATACCCACACTAAAGAAAAGAAGGGGAGTGGGTCTTCTTTGAAGACGCCCCAGCAGAAAGCACGTTTGGAGGTGGTGAAGTGAACGATCATCAGGAAAAGATTTTGACAGAAGCACTAGAAGACCTTAAAGTTAAGGCCGGTGCGGTAATTAATGGTATTATGGGCGACCTGTACACTGACTACCTCCCTCATGTGGTAACAGATACGGAAGCTAATATTTCGTATCGAGTTGAGGGGTGTATTAAGAACATCCTCCAAGGTAAGGTGGAATTGCTGGGTGAAAAGTGTCTGATTGTTAGCGATACATACGGTTGTGAACACATAGTTAGCCTGAATGGTTACAATACAAATCTAGAGCCTCTAGCTAATGCCCTGATGCCTTTGATGGGTGATGCAATCCTGAAAGAACGGATCGCTCAGCTAGAGGATCAAGTACAGAGTCTTAAGTCTCAACTAGAACAAGCTTATAGCTATCGCTGAGGAGAGTTGATATGTCAAGTCTTAAAGAGCATTTGGACGAAATGATGGATTGTGGGAGCAATCCTCGAACCATTCGCACAAGAAACTGTGATAGCGAGCTACATATCTCATCGTCGATGATAGGTGATAAGTTCTGGATCAGCTTGATTGAAGACACCTACGACGAGGAATTTAGTCATGTCAATGTTAATGGGGCTGCTCTCCGAGAGCTGTACAAAGTTCTGAAAGAACACTTTGAGGACAATTAAATGAACGCACAACGAATTGTAAAGCTTACATACTACGTATGTAATAAAGGCTTGCTTGTGGCTAACGCTGCTATGAATTATGGTACTGTTCGCAGCACACTACAAACTACAGCTCTGATTAATGACAAGCCTTTGACACCAACATTCTCAAATGTATGGTATCTGATTGAGGGTGAAACAGAGATTACCTCTTATAAGGAAAAGAAGTCCGATCATAATGTTTTGTCTCATTACGTTCTGAAAGATGCTGACATGGAGATTGAAGGTAAGATTCCCTTTAAACTTAAGGCAGAAGATGTTGAACAATATTGGGATGAAGACCTTGAGCGTGATGTATGGACTAATTACAGCAGTTTGAAGTCTCTGTATGAACCTGTCTATAACAAAGTGCTGGGTGGTTATGAACCTGTAGACTTTGAAGTTGATTTTAAGGGTGTAGTAGAGGGTGATATCACTGAACCCGTCACCACCACATTTAAGATTAAGAAGCAAGATACTTGGAAAGATGTTAATCAGGTTGTACAGCTTGATAAGATTGTTCACTATGGGGAGCTTGATCAAATTCTAACACCAGAGTTTGCTATTCATACAAAACCATGTGCTCTTACATCACAACAGACTTACGATATTATTCGCACATACGTTAAAGATCACATTGACCCTAAACATGCGATTATCACAAGTGACTATGACTTCTGCTTCACTGTAAAGAAGAAAGTAGCACTGAAACCTTGGGTGAAGAGTACAGAGATTAAGAAAGCTAATGGGCGTAGCTATCGTAGCCCTAAGTTCAAGACACAGACTGTAGATCACAAACAAGTGGAGGTCTTTGAGATGACTCACGAAGCTAAAGGTTATCAGGGTTATACTGTGATTAAGGGTTTTGTTGGGACAAGTCTTGAGGATTTGGTTGATACGATTAAAAACTACTTGCAAGATTTGATTGAATATATTAACATGCCTGTTGCTGAGTGTCAGCAGTGTAACGGTACAGGGCACGTTATTAGTAAAGACTTTGATATGAATAAGCGGGGGTTGTAATGCCCGTGAGATGGATCGAGATTAAATGATAGGGGTGGGTGGTGAGTAAACAGCAAGCTGTTGACGGTGATCTGCTATATCACACGTCTTGTATCGGTTGCACTTCCTCTGATGGGATGGCCGTGTACCAAAAAGAAATAGATGGGGAAGCAGTTATTGATAGTTTCTGTTTTTCATGCAATGCGTATTTCACTCCAGACAAAGTTGAAGAGGCTGGAGTGAAGTTTAAAGAAGGAGTAAGGAGAAAAGTGCAAGAAGTCGTAGATTTTACAGAGATTGAGAAGATTGCTTTTCGGGGATGGAAGGAGCGTGGAATTACGCGAATCACTTCTGAAAAGTATCGAGTTCATACTGAGATTGAAGGTAGGGATGTAGCAGTCGCTCGCTATTATCCATCCACTTCTGATGGTAAGGTTGTAGGTTTTAAAAAAAGAGCTATACCAAAATCTTTCTTCGGCATTGGTAATACGAAAGCCACAAATGAGCTGTTTGGTCAATCTGTATTTGAGTCAGGTCAAAAATACCTTGTCATAACTACCGGCGAAGAAGATGCAATGAGTTTCGCTCAGGCTCTTTACTCGGAAGTGGAAAAGAATGGAGAGAAGACACCATATTGGACAGCGTGCGTTAGCGTTACTTGCGGTGACGGTAGTATTATCAAGCAACTGAAAGCCAATTTCGAGTACGTGAATTCCTTCGATAAGGTGGTGCTTGCATTTGACAACGACGAACCGGGACAGCGTTATCTTGAAGAAGCAGCACGTCTTTTGAGTCCGGGTAAAGCGTACATTGCTAAGTTTCCCGCTGGTATTAAAGACGCCTCTGACATGCTACGCACTGGTCGTGTGGCTGAACTCAAGCAAGTGTTCTGGAAAGCTGTCCCATTTAGCCGAGTTGATGTACTGCATCTTAGTCAGATGTGGGAAGACTTTGAAAGTGAGGACAATAATGTAAAAATCCCACTCCCTTCTTCGTGGTCGCATTTGAATGAAATGATGAATGGGGGCATGGAAAAGGGTGAAATTACCATCATAGGTGCCTTGACAAGTATCGGGAAATCAACCATCATTAATAATGTTGTCTACCACCTGATCGAAAACACTCGATTTAAAGTCGGTGCAATGTATTTGGAGGGGACCAAGCGTGAGGTTGTGCGTGATCTGCTTTCTCTTGACGCTGGAATCAATCTGCGAACAGTTGAGCGATCAACTATTGATTTAGGTGAATTGAGGAACCGATTCTTTGAGAACCTTGCGAAAAAGGATCAATTTGTTTATGTTGACCATCAAGGTAGTATTTCAACGGATGAGATTTTCGATAAGTTGAGCTATTTGGCAAAAGCTGAAAACTGTGATGTGATTATCATTGATCCTGTTCAGGCGGGTGTCAATAGTAGCGACAATGGTGCAATTATTGAGTTCATGGACACACTGCTGAAGTTCGCTAAAGAGACGGATACTTGCATTATTGCAGTAAGTCACATGCGTAAACCTTCGGAGGATAATCCGCACGCCGTAACGGAATATCAGCTCATGGGTTCTTCTGCGTTGAATCAGATTGCGTTTAATACAATCCTGATTAGTCGAGATAAAATGAACCCTGATCCGGTGAAGCGTTCAGCAACAAAGCTCCAATTGGTTAAGTGTCGTCGGACAGGTAATACAGGTGATGCCGGATGGTTACGGTACGATACGCAGACTACTCACATGTATGCCACATCTGATCCTTACATTGAGCTAGAACCATCACTTGAGATTGACACAAGTAATCAAGTTCAGCAGAAAGTTGACTTTTGAAATAAGGAGGAGTAAAATCCTCCCTTTTATTGAGCGAGGAGATTGACTTGGAAAAGAAGTTTTTCAAAGGAGACTGGATTTTTGACTTGGAAACATATCCAAATACTTTCACTTTCTGCGCTGTCTATGCAAACGGACAAGGTGTACGCACATTTGAAATTAGTGATCGTAAAAGCGAGCTGAATGAGATGCTTGATTTTCTCCGCAAGGTGAAAAGTAGTGGCCATCGTTTGGTTGGTTTTAATAACATTGGTTTTGACTATCCTGTTCTGCATCATATTTTGCAGAAGGCTCGGCTTGCTTTTGCTGACAAGTCTGTTCTGAGTATTGACGCAAAGGAGATTTATGATGTTGCGATGGGTTTGATTAATAGTCAGAAAGATGAGAAGTTCGGCAACACTATCAAAGAGTCTGAAGTGATTATTCCGCAGGTTGACCTTTATCTGGTTCATCACTACAACAACAAGGCACGATCAACAAGTTTGAAAATGCTTGAATTTAATATGCGCTCTAACAACATTGAAGATTTGCCGTTTCCTGTAGGGAAAGCTCTTTCAAATCAAGAGAAAGAAACGCTGTTGAAATATAACAAGCATGATGTGATGGAGACGTTGAAGTTCTACTGGCACTCGTATGACGCACTCAAGCTCCGAGAGGAACTGAGTGTCCAATTTGGGTTTGACTGCACAAACTTTAACGACACTAAGATTGGTAAAGAGTTGTTTATTCGCACTCTTGAGAAAGAGAGTCCGGGTTGCTGTTATACAACTGGTAAGTATGGAAGGAAGATCAATCAAACTAAACGGAAAAAGATTGTAATTAAAGATTGTTTGTTCCCGTATATTCAATTTGATCGACCAGAATTTAAGGCTGTACACGAGTGGTTCAAGCGTCAGGTCATTACAGAAACTAAAGGTGTATTCAGCGATCTGTTTGAGCACCAGCTTGGTGATGTTGCCAAGTATGCGGAAATGGTGGTAAAGAAAAAGAAAATAGGAAATCAAGCCGATTGTATTAAATATGGCTTTGATGACTGGAAAGGAACAAGGAGTAAATCCTACTACCCCACAGAACAACAGATGAAAGATTTGAAAAAAGAACAACCTTTAGGATGGATTGAAGAGAAGGATTTGAAGAGTCCAAAAGGAGCAAAGAGTTATTACTGGTGCTATAATGTGGCAGAAACGCTGAATGTTGTGATTGATGGGTTTCGCTACGATTACGGTGTTGGTGGTATCCACGGGGCAACTCAGGGAACCATTCGATCAACCGAAAAATGTAAGATAAAAACGCTCGACGTTGCCAGCTATTACCCTAACATGGCGATTGCAAATCAGATTTATCCCGAGCATTTGGGGACTACTTTCTGTAAGGTGTACAAAGATTTGTATGTTGAGCGTAAGCGACAACCTAAAGGATCGGCAGCAAACGCTGCACTCAAGCTGGCTTTGAACGGTGTCTATGGGGACAGTAACAACGAATTCAGTCCTTTATATGATCCCGCTTACACAATGTCAATTACTATTGGTGGACAATTGTCTCTGTGTATGCTTATGGAGAAGCTTATTGATAAGTGCGATGCTCGAATCATCATGTGTAACACCGATGGTTTTGAGTACATCATTGACACCGAATTGGAGGAAGATGGTGATAAGTGGGTTAAGTGGTGGGAAGGTGTGACGGGTCTTGAGATGGAAGGTGACAATTATTCTAAAATGTTCATCAAAGATGTAAATAATTATATTAGCATCACCGAGTCTGGAAAAGTGAAGTTGAAAGGAGCCTATGAGTATATGGACTACGATAAGCTAGGGTGGCACAAAAACCATTCAGCTATGGTGATCCCTATGGCTGTTAAGGCTCATCTTGTAGATGGTGATGATTTCGAGGAGTTTATTCGCCTGCATGAAAATAAGTTTGACTTCATGCTTCGCACCAAAGTTCCACGAAGCAGTAAGCTTGTTATGGTTGTAGACGATGAAGACATTGAGCAGCAAAACATCTGCCGTTACTACCCAGCAAAAGAGGGAGGAAAGCTTATTAAGATCATGCCTCCTCTAGTGGAGGGTGGTGAATGGAGGCGTCTTGGTATCGACACAGAGTGGAATGTTAAAACATGCAACAACATCTCTGATTTCAAATGGGGTGTTGATTATAAATATTACATAGACCAAGCAGAGAAACTTATTGGTGCTGTGTCCGAGGATGTTACGGAGGGATGATGGAAGAGATTTGGAAACCAATTGTTGATCCTGTGGTGCAATATAGGTATATGATTAGCACACAAGGTAGAGTGCTTGATGTAGAGCTTGACAAGTATCTCAATTTCTTTGACAATGGTGGTGGCTATAAAATTTATGGTTTGCAGAGAAAAGACAAGTCAAATGTAGCCATTCGGTATGTGCACCGATTGATTGCCTTAGCCTTTCTTGATAACCCTGAAAATAAGCCTCAAGTTGGACACAAGGACCACAACAGAGCAAACAATGTTCTGGATAACCTTTACTGGACAACGCAAAAGGGGAATACTCAGGATGGTATAGATGCGGGGAGAATCAACGCCAAGAAGCGCCCTAATACAAAGAAATTGAGCAAGTCTCAGATTTGTGAGATTGCTCTTCTTGAGCATCAAGGCTTGGGTGTGAATGAAATTGCTGTTAAACTTGGTTTCCCGAGGACAACCATTTCTAGCGTTTTCAACGGAAGGAGCAACTGGGAGCTATTCGAGTTTGCACGAGAAGAGATTTCTGAACAAACCCTTGACATCCCTTCAACACCATGAAACAATAAGTGTACAATAGATGTACTAGAAACTAGCGGAGTAGAGAAGAAATGAGTGAAGAATTGCAAACCCTGAAAGAACGAGCTAAACTTCTAGAGACAGAGCTATCAGAACTGGAAGATGATGTTCGTATCATTAGTGGAGAACTAGAAGATGTTTATTTCCAGATTGACAGTCTTGAGGAGGGCTTTTTGATGGGAAGCGTAACGAAGACAATTATGGAGGGGGTGGGTGACGTAATGAAGAGCACGTCATATCACTTCAGTTCCTTTGAAGATTTCATGGAATATGAACGTGTTGTGAATCAGGAGAGCAAACAAGACAATCAGACAACTTTGAAAGAGCTTGTCGTAGGAAAACAATATCGGGTTGTAAAAGATATCTCAGACCACTGTCAAGATATCGGAGACATTGTAACGGTTATGGAATATGATGAAGCGGACAGCCATCTTCCGTATCGTGTGGAAGATGCCCTTGGCTATACTAGTTGGCTTAGACCAGAAGAAGTGGAGGAGGTATGAAAGTATATCGCGAGGAACGGAAATTCCAACCTGTAACAATCGTCATAGAGTCTCAGGAAGAGTTGGACTACCTGCTTGCTGTTCTTAATACATCGCAAAACAGGGTGCAAGTTGGATGGGAGGGCTTACAGCGAGCTGAGGGTATCCCAGAACGAAAACTAAATATGCGGTTTCAAATGCCATTCTATGAGGCTATTCTTGACATGTACGAAGAGAAGAAATGAAATGAGTGATATTAAAAGCTATGCTGTGATTCGTGACAATCGTGTCGTGTCTCTAACTGCAACCCGTGAAGAGACCCGTGTTAAGAAAGCAAAGATGGGTGGTAAAGAAAATGGTGTGAGTATTATTCAACTTGTAGCAAAAGGTGAGGTTCGGTAGCATGTTCCTAATTCGTGGATTTATTAAAGCTTTGGTTTTAATGTTCCTTATTATGTTTGGATTAAAGCTT